GAGCGAACAGGCCAGCCCGATCGCCGTCCAGCTGAGCCCCATTTCGCGGCTCTTTTCGGTGATGCCGTTCTCCAGTCGTTCGCGCCGCTCCATGATCCAGTGAATCCACTCTTCCTGTTTCGGGAACAGCAGAAAAGGGATGGTGACCGGCAGGCCATAATCGATGTTACGCGGGTCAGTAGTCATACCCCAGTCGATGATGAACTGTGCCGGGTTGGTGCGGTAAAACTGCTTTAGCGCTGGCAGCATTTCAGGGTTCTGGCGAATGCGCTGTAAGCGCTCCATCCGCCATTCAAAAACCATCTGGTAATCAGGGTTTCTGAAATCGAATTCAAACGGGAGAGGCATGATCACCCCATCATCTTGCGGTAAATCTCTGCGGCCTGATCTGCGGTGAGGTTGGTCGTCTCGGTCTTGATCGGGCCGCCATCCGCACCAGTCAGTTCGGTTTTCTTAGGTGCTTCCCACCCCTGCAACTCAGCCAACTGCTTTATTGCTGCCTTCGGGTCGTGCATCTTCAGTTTGATACCATCTTTCCCTGAGATCAGCTCTGATACTGCGCTCATCGCGTCAGGGTCCTGAAGGGAAGAATCCTTGAAGCTCCAGACGGCTTGATAGACAGGATTTCCTTCTTCATCCTCCCCCACGATGCTGTTACTAAACTCGGCGATATCGGCGATAGAAGCACGGCCCATTTTAGACAAACGCTTAAGAGCTTCATCGCGGGTCATAATGGCCTCGTCGATGATTTCACCTTGAACAGACTTAATGAACGCCTGAACGTCGCAATTTGTCGCAATTACGTGCGCAGCTTTGCGGAGGTTGTCCCCCTTCGCTTTCCCTCCTGCTTTGCGGTAAGCCTCGGTCTGATTCTTGCCCTTGATAATGGCTAAGCTGAATCTTTTCTGGAGCGGAGTCAGCACATCGAAAAGGCGCTGCTGTTCCGCCGTTAGCTTTTTCGATGCCATGATGGTTTCCATAAGTTGTTAACATTATCGAAGCCCCTCATAGAGAAGGGCTCCTGTAATGCCCGGTCAGTCCTTAATGAACTCTTCCGTGTGAATGCCGATTTCACCAGTAAGCAGCTGAGCACTGGTTGCGTCGATGCTCACTGATGTATGAGGGTTGGCGTTTTCGTTAAGCCATTTGATTACCGGATTCACTACGTCTTCGAAGGAGGAGCTGCGAGCCTTATTAACGTCGGAAACGTGGCAGTCACCAAGGCATGGGCCTTTATCGGAAAAACAGTTAACGCAGGAATGATCGTGGATTTTCTCAGGGACGCTAAAAGTCTCATGAAAACCATGGCCTTCTTGGTACCAGCGCCAACAAGCGCGATATTCATAATCGACCGCCTCGTCATGCAACTGCCAAAGCAGATCAGGATTGCTAATGAGCTCATGGCAGATTTTAGGCTGATAGCCTTCCCCAATGGCCTGCTTGATATATTCAATCATGGCCTCGCGTGAGGGTGGCTTAGTCTGCTCTTCCTGAGTCCCGTCAGTTTCATCATCATATTCAAACACCGGGAAGCAACGCACACTGTCAACGAGGTGGTCACGAAAGATACGGGTTTCCAGCGAATCGGGCGCTGTAAACAACTCAATATTTACTCCGGAACCGAGGTTAATTTTCGGTTTATCTTTCGAGTACCCCTCAAACAACAGGCTTTCGACCAGATTGTGGGCGTTGATAATGCCGGGAAGCTTGCCGGAAGGCTGAGAAAGCTGCAGAAGCTGAACTTTCCAATACTTGATAACTTTCATGCTGTTTTCCTTTAGATGTGAGCCTGTCGTACAGGAACGCCGCCCGAGAGAGGTCGCCACCTTTAACGGCGTTCCTCAGGCTCACGACTGAAAGACTCTCGATGGTTTGCGTGTACGATACGCATAAAAAAGCCCCGCTATTGCGAGGCTCTTGATGATTCGATTTTCCTGATTGCTGCCTTATCCAGATTGCACTGCCCCAGCGCCGTGTAGAGCTGAGCGTTTAACTCCAGACTTGCCTGCCACGTGAACGGAACCGTCATTCCGGGGATCGGCGTGTCAGCTGTCAGGTCAGCGCTTATCGGCACCACCGGGGCCGGAACGTAAACTGTTTTGGTATTCCCGCAGGCTGTCAGCAGCGGCAGCAGGAACAAGCTGGTTAGCACACGGATCGCCTTCAAGCGCCTGCCTGATGTAGACAATGCGTGTCTCGCCTTTTTTGGCCAGTTCGTTCTTTGCATTCTGGGTAGCCTGTGAGATGTCACGGATGAGGTTCATCGTGGTGATCACGTTTCTGGTGATCGCCTCCGATGTGTCTGCCCTGACCGTCGCCTTGTCACGCTGTTCTTTGTAGGCGATGGCGTTATCACGGTAATGATTAACAGCCCATGACAGACAGACGATGATGCAGATAACCAGAGCGGAGATAATCGCGGTGACTCTGCTCATACCTCAATCTCTCTGACCGTTCCGCCAGCTTCTTTGAATTTTGCAATCAGGCTGTCAGCCTTATGCTCGAACTGACCATAACCAGCGCCCGGCAGTGAAGCCCAGATATTGCTGCAACGGTCGATAGCCTGACGAATATCACCGCGATCAATCATCGGCAAAGCGCCACGTTCCTTAATCTGCTGCAATGCCACAGCGTCCTGGCTTTTCGGAGAGAAATCTTTCAGGCCAAGTTGCTTACGGTAGGCATCCCACCAACGGGAAAGAAGCTGGTAACGTCCGGCTGCTGTTGATTTGAGTTTTGGGTTTAGCGTGACAAGTTTGCGAGGGTGATCTGAGTAATCAGTGAATAGCTCTCCGCCAACAATGACGTCATAACCATGATTTCTGGTTTTCTGTCGTCCGTTATCTGTTCCCTCTGACCACGCCAGCATATCTAGGAACGCCTTACGTTGATTATTGATTTCCACCATCTTCTACTCCGGCTTTTTTAGCAGCGAAGCGTTTGATAAGCGAACCAATCGAGTCAGTACCGATGTAGCCGATGAACACGCTCGTTATATAAGCGAGATTGCTACTTAGTCCGGCGAAGTCGAGAAGGTCACGAATGAACCAGGCGATAATGGCGCACATCGTTGCGTCGATTACTGTTTTTGTAAACGCACCACCATTATATCTGCCGCGAAGGTACGCCATTGCAAACGCAAGGATTGCCCCGATGCCTTGTTCCTTTGCCGCGAGAATGGCGGCTAACAGGTCATTTTTTTCTGGCATCTTCATGTCTTACCCCCAATAAGGGGACTTGCTCTATTTAATTAGGAATAAGGTCGATTACTGATAGAACAAATCCAGGCTACTGTGTTTAGTAATCAGATTTGTTCGTGACCGATATGCACGGGCAAAACGGCAGGATGTTGTTAGCGCAACCTCTTGCCACCCGCTTTCACGAAGGTCATGTGTAGAAGGCAGAAGCGTAACTATCACTAATGAATTCAGGCCAGACAGTGGCTACGGCTCAGTTTGGGTTGTGCTGTTGCTGGGCGGCGATGACGCCTGTACGCATTTGGTGATCCGGTTCTGCTTCCGGTATTCGCTTAATTCAGCACAACGGAAAGAGCATTTATGGCTCGCATCGCGGGAAAAAACCCACGGTAGAGAGTCGAACTCTACAAATACTCTTACCTGCTGTGCGCTCCGTTTCGTGGAGCTAACGGCAACGACATTACCGGATTATTCGCTGCACCCTTGAGGGATTTACTAAGGCGACATGCCCGTTGTTACCCACGAATGAAAGCTCTATCTTTCGAACAGACTTTGCGCGCAAGAACGACGATAAATCATAAAGCTCTCATTGGTGGGTGCCCATTATTAATCACAGCGGGCCACTGCGCCGAATTTGTTCACAAGGAATCGGAAGACCTTGCTGACTTACAGGCTATTACGCCGCCATCAGAACAACATCATCGTTTGCATTTATCTTTGTGGTCAGTTTCTAAAAACCCGCAAAGTCGCCAACTCTGACGAAAACTATCGTTGTGCTGCCACAACGATAAGAGCACTCGGTGCATTTAAGCCAAGCCCCATAAGGGAGAATGCTCTTACCTGTTGTGCAAACGCAAAAAGCCCCGAGCTATTAACTCAGGGCTTTATTTAACGAGTGCATTTATCCATCGTTGAGTCAAATTTACCCAACTTTATTCAATAAGTCAATATCATGCCGTTAATATGTTGCCATCCGTGGCAATCATGCTGCTAACGTGTGACCGCATTCAAAATATTGTCTGCGATTGACTCTTCCTTGTGGCATTGCACCACCAGAGCGTCATACAGCGGCTTAACAGTGCGTGACCAGGTGGGTTGGGTAAGGTTTGGGATTAGCATCGTCACAGCGCGATATGCTGCGCTTGCTGGCATCCTTGAATAGCCGACGCCTTTGCATCTTCCGCACTCTTTCTCGACAACTCTCCCCCACTGCTCTGTTTTGGCTATATCAACCGCACGGCCTGTACCGTGGCAATCTCTGCATCTTGCGCCCGGCGTCGCGGCACTACGGCAATAATCCGCATAAGCGAATGTTGCGAGCACTTGCAGTACCTTTGCCTTAGTATTTCCTTCAAGTTTTGCAACGCCACGGTATTTCCCCGATACCTTGTGTGCAAATTGCATCAGATAGTTGATAGCCTTTTGTTTGTCGTTCTGGCTGAGTTCATGCTTACCGCAGAATGCAGCCATTCCGAATCCGGCTTGTGATTGCGCCATCCCCATAGCAGCCATCACATCAGTACCGGAAAGAGAGTCAGAAGCCGTAGCCCGTGGTGAGTCGCTCATCATCGGGCTTTTTGGCGAATGAAATTTAGCTACGCTTTCGAGTCTCATGGCCTTCCCCTTTTGCCCTGTTTGACCATCAGGACGCCGTTAACTATTACGTGACGCTCGCCTTTGCTGTCTCGGTTGTACTTGAGCACTGTTCCTCTTGCGCAGGAAAGCATCCTTGCCACTTCGGTCTGATTGCCTCGTGTCTGGATAAGAAGCTCTGGTATCGTTTGAATTGTGGCGTTCATGCGTTCTCCAGTTCGGTGATTTTTATTCCAAGCCTTCCACCTGGTACTTTCACACCACGAATTACGCGAATGTCATCGAATTGCTCGTCGTCTTCCGCAAATCCGGCGTGGATAAGGGAGTCGAGTAAACCTTTCAGGATGTTGTCGAGGTCGCGGCGGCGGGAGTCCGGAACGTCTGCGATTACTTTGATGCGGAGTCGTGATTTGGTGAAAATGTCTAACTTAAGTTGGCGGATGATTTGCTGAACGTCTTTTCGGTATTTCTGGCCTTTATCGCTGATGTAGTATTGGCTTCCCCGTCTTCGCCAGTAGGTATTCACCGACGGCGGGTATGGAAGCACAAACTGATATTCGTTCATGACTTAATCTTCCCCTCCTTCAGCAGTATCGCCTGCGTCCTGATCACGCCTTCGAGGTGGTAAAGTCTGGCGTCTTTGTTGTCGAGAATCATTGTGCGTCGGTCGATTTCATCGTGACACGCGCTACAAGCCCATGCGCCGATCAGGTCGGCAGGCTTCATTCCCGTTCCGCAAATTCCAGCCATCCGGTAATGTGCCAGAACTGTAGTTTCAGGATTACCATTGCATACGCCGTAAATACGTACCTGGCATTCTCTGCCGCGCGCTTCTTTGCGTAGGTTAGCCATTAAGCAGCCTCCCCTGTTACTTTCAGCATTCCGTTATCGAGCAGCTTTCTGGTCAGCCACTGTTGACCACGGCCGGTGATTTTTGTGGTGAACGATATCTGTATTCCGTGATTTGTGTTGACCGCTGTTTCTTTCACTGTGAAATAGCCGCGCTCCATATATTCCTGCATTGGCACATTGCGCCGGGAACCTGAAGCAATAAGGATTTTGTGATCGCGCATCCACGCAAACAGTTTGTTTGGACCAATTCCAACAACCTTTGCAAAGTTTCCAATCAAAATTCCGCTGGCCTCGCCAACGCGATCGGCAAACTCAACTTTAGGTGCGGCAATTGCGAGCTGGTTTTCCAGTTGCATTTTCTGCTCAGCAAGATCAGCAGCAAGGCGCAACGCTTCTGGTAGCGTTTTGGGGATATTAACCGCAGTTTCTTCAAGCTCTCGCCAGCGGTCAACAAGGCGAGCGGTGAACTCTGGCGACAACTGGGCAACAACAACAATACTATCTCGCTTACCTTGTTCGCCTTCGAAGACGTAATGCTCGTACTGAACATTGAACCCTAAGTTATTGATTCTTTCGGAAACCTCAATTTGAGGAAGCCGGATAACACCATTTTTAGCCAGCGTTTCGATGGTACGTTTCACATTGTCATGACGCTTACCCACCAAATAAGCGATTTCAATGCTTGTCATTTTGATGGCATTGCCATTTATTAACTCATTCATCGTCTTCTTCCTCGTACATTGAGCTATTCGGATCGCTCATCAGTTCTGCGCAGCAATCGGAGCACACGTGAACTTCCAGCACATGCAGCTTCTGACCGCAGTTAGCGCACGTTAAAGCCCGCTCGACGCTTTCTTGTTCGTAACTTCGATTTGGGTCAATCACCTTGTTTTCCTCGCACGTTCTCTAAGCCACCGGATATCCCACAGGTGAGCCGTGTAGTTGAAGGTTTTTACGTCAGATTCTTTTGGGATTGGCTTGCGTTTATTTCTGGAGCGTTTCGTTGGAAGGTATTTGCAGTTTTCACAGATGATGTCGGTGATACTTCGTCGCTGTCGTCTCATGCCGCCCTCCTGACGCCCTGCCCGATCGCCATCAATGCCGCTTTGGATACGGTAGTAAACATCCGTCGAGGACTGATGAACGGTCGCCAAATCAGCAGCATGGAGCCTTTGCTGTTTCCCTTCTTCTCCAGCCCTGTCGATGGTTCGATAAAATTAATCCGTCCATCAGTGATAATGCGAACTTCGTCGACACTCTCCAGAGCCTTGCTGAACCATCCGACAGACATATCCTCTGGCACAAGCATCACTACCGTCTGTCGCTGTTGTATGCACTGCTCAGCTGCTTTTTCCACCCACGGCCTGATATTGCTGTACGGTGGGTTATTCCAGATTGCACCGTGACTTACCCACTCAGAATTGAGCGCGTCGTCGGCCTCAGTTAGCCAGTGAGCGCACAGAGCATTTTTGTCGCTCGCTGCCGAATCCAGCCAGAATCCAAACTCAATATCCAGTGCATCAAAAAGCCAGAGCGGCGTTTGCCAGCAGTCTCTAACTTCTTTTGGTGTTTCTGATTTATGCTTAATCATTCACCCCTCGCATATTGTCCGTGATATTTGTTGATAGCCTCACTGGCAACCAAACCAGCAAGCTCAAGATCTTCATAGAACCCAAAATGCAACCGGCCAAAATCTGTGCGCACTTGAACGGCCCATTTATTTTTTTGCTTGTTCCATAAAACATTTTTTATTCCAGAACGGCTATTGCACTTAGTTTTCTGATTTCGGCTGTTTGCTATCCGGCTTGCCTCCCTAAGATTTTTTGGGGAATTGTCCAGCCTGTTTCCGTTAATATGGTCAATATTTTTCAATGGCATTCTTTTGTTGTGCAGCGCAAAAACAACTACGTGAACAAACATCTGAATGCCTGCAAAACACACCTGTCTATACCCAGATCCATTTATCGATGTTTTAATTTCATCTCCGGCCCGGTGGCTGTGGTTGGGGTGTTTTAGCGAGTCCTTTTTGTATCTGACTGTATCTCCGTCTAAATACAGATAATCCTCAATAAGCCGATACCTATCTGACGCTGGCGTATTTGATTTGATAGTCATGCAGCCCGATCTCCCCATCGCGCTTTCCATTCGAGAGCCAGTCGCGCTTCGTCTGACCACTTAACGCCACGCTCTGTACCGAATGCCTGTATAAGCTCTAATAGCTCCGCAAATTCGCTTACACGCATCCTGCTGGTTGACTGGCCTATTACCACAAAGCCATTCCCGGCAAGGTTAGGAACAACATCCTGCTGCTTTAATGCTGCGGTAAACACACACTTCCAGCTTTCTGCATCCAGCCAGCGCCCATGCCATTCAACCTGACGAGAGACGTCACCAAGGCAAGCCCAAAGCTTTCGATTCTGGTCTAAGCTGCGGTTGCGTTCCTGAATGGTTACTACGATTGGTTTGGTTGGGTCTGGAAGAATTTGCTGTACCGCGTGAATAGCGTTTTGCTGATGTGCTGGAGATCGAATTTCAAAGGTTAGTTTTTTCATGACTTCCCTCTCCCCCAAATAAAAAGGCCTGCGATTACCAGCAGGCCTGTTATTAGCTCAGTGATGTAGATGGTCATCAGAATCCCCCTTTCTTCTTGGACTGCGGTTCCTTGCGTTCACGGCGGCGAATTTCAGCAGACTGTTGGTCTGTGTCATAAATAGCGCCATTTGCCTGAATGCAATACACCGTACCGGTATTGCCATGACGATTGAGACGAAGGATTAGTTCGGTTTCACCAGGTGGAACACTGTCATCAAAAGCGCCTTCACGATGGATCCCAACCCAATAATCGCAATCCTGTTCAATCTGCCCTGTATCTCGTGAGTCACTTGGTAATGGGCGTTTATTGGTTCGGCTTTCCAGTGCGCGGTTAAGCTGCGTCAGAAGCACAACAACGCAATCAAGCTCTTTGGCAAGGTTCTTCAGTCCTTTGGTGATCATGCCGTAAGCAAGGTCGTTGCGATCGGCCTTCTCAGCGGTCATTAGTGTCAGGTAATCGACCAGAATCATGCCAACACATCCTTTTTCTCGCTTGATTCGACGGCTTTCGCTGACGATTTGAGCCAGAGATAATCCCGGCGTGTCGTCGATGTAAAGCATGTCGATTTCACTCAAGCGATTAGCTGTTTCGATCGCCCTGTTGAAGGCACCATC